GTAAAAAAAGAAGTTGAGAAGATTGAAAAGAAAGAACAATCAAATGTAAAAGAAGGAGTTCCAAATGTAAAAGATTTAAAAAATGTTGTAAAAGATAGAAGCACTATCCAAAAAGGAGATGTCATAAGAGGATTTGGATCTGATAATAGAGATGATTTTTTTGATAAAAGAGTAAGTGGAACTGTTCAAACATTATTTAAAAAAGGTATTAAAATAGTTGTAGCAAATACAAAGAATAAGACAATGATTCAAGGACCATTTGAAATGATAAAAAAGAAAGAAGAACAAAAAAACTAACGGGAAAGAGTGAAGCCCAAAAGAAACCTAAAAAATTATCTGATAAACAAATCAGGCTTGAAGGCTTACGGAGAGTTAAAATAAAAATATTGAAAGATGCAATTGATCAGTTCAACATGGATGAATCATTACAAATCAAAGCTGAAGGCAAACCTTTAAAGAAACCTTTGAGAGTAAAGGGAGAGAGCCCTGCTCAAATAGTAACTAAGATTGTAGCATATAATATAGATAAAGTAATCGATATTGAAATCCCTGAAAAAAGAAAAAAATTATCTGAACTTACAGATGAAGAAAAGAAGGAAAGGGAACAAAAAAAACAACAAAAGAAAGATGAAGACAAAAAGGAAAGAGCATTTAATAAAATGTATAAATCTTTATTATTGAAACCAAATAAAATGTTTATCAAGTATAGAGACATTATACAGAAAAATAAATATAAAGATGATGTAAAAGAAATATCAAAGAAATGGAGAGATGAAAGAGATGAAGATATTGAAACCTTTGAGGAGAAGATGCAAGAGAAAGATGAAGATTATGAAATCCCTGAAGAAGACTTTGACAAGATAGAAGAAATATATGATGTCATGTTAAAACAATTAATTGAATTATTAAAGAAAGGAGCACGAGGAGAGTTTACAAAAGAGTTTAAAGAAAAAGAAAAGGCTGAAGCAAGAAAAAAGAGAGGAGAAGACCCTTAAAACTTAAAAAATGACTTAAAAACAAAGAAAATGACACTTTTTAAGTATTATTAGGCATATTAAATTAAAATAATGACCCTTTTACATACTTAAAGCAATAAAATTATAATTTTATTTGTCTTTATATACCTTTTTAGTCATTATTTTAGTATTTTAATCAATTATTATGTATTTAAAGAGTATTTGCGGTCATATATTAAGTTTAATGGCAATATTTAATGGACCTAAGGGAACAATTTGTTTTTATTACAAAGGATTGTTGATTAATTCATTTCCATTATCGAATAAAAAAACTTTAGAAGCTTATTTATACCATGGAGACGATTTAATTATGAATAGTAAAGGAATAAATATTAAAATGCAAATCAAAGCATATCTTATGTTTTGTAATATGATATACACAAGAAAAAAAAATAATCAACCTATTTATAAATCAGACCATATATATTTTTTAAGATGTATTACAGCATTACTCCGTCTTAAAATAATAGACAACGACGAGACAAATGGATATATGTGTTTTAATAAAAAGAAATAATTATTAAGCTAAACTCAAAAATCCCTCTTCATCTTCAGTTGCATATGTATATTCTTCCTCGGCTGAACCTTCACTATCAGAATAATATTCTTTTTTTAATTTTCTTTTTGGGGGACTATAATCCTCATCTAATACATCTTCAAAATGTATTCTAATCTTTAATGCTAAATCTCTTTCTTTTAAATCTTCTAGGATTGTTATTATCTTTTTTACATCAGGAGCTTTTATATCTTCCATTCTTTTATAACAGTAAATATTTTATTTTTTAATGTTTCACAAAAACTTTTTTTTTGCTTTTCAATGATTAGATTTTCTATCTCTCCAATCATGTAACATAACTCTCCCAATCTTGATATTATTTCTTCATCCGTCATTTTTATAATAATAAATATATTTTATTTTTTTTTCATAAACTCTTCAAATAAATTAACAGGATATTGTTTAGTCCTCTGTATCTTATATATTACTGCTGAACTATCATCAACTCTGCAAAAGCTCCCATCAGGATCATTGATACTTGTTGTAATACTTGTAATTGTTTTTGGCTTTGTTACTGTAAATGTTACTGAACTTTCTTCTCCATAAAAATAATCTCCACTATTATAATTTTTTAATATTGTTCCCATTGTCGGTAGATTCTGTCCACTATCTACAGATCCCAAATATACTGATGTATCATCTATTATATTACTTCTTATTGAAAAGAATGGATTTAACATTGACTTTGGAACACCCTCAGCTGTTAATGTTAAACTTGTTGTTTCAATATTCAATGGGGGATTCCATTGATTTATAGGAGGAGAAGCATTAATTTTATTGTTGATATATACTGTTGATAATATTTCAGGATGATACATGATTCCCCCAAATATATTTTCATTGTATATTAATGTATCTTCAGCTTTGATGATTGCCTGTGTTGTTACTTTATTTAATTTATTTTGATTAAATGTATTAACTCTGTTTTGTATTGTATTGTCTATTGATACAGGGGACTGTAATTGATTATATGAAAATCCCAAAATACCCATTAATGAATTATCCCATGTTTTTTCATTTATTCCAAAATCAGATATACATATACCTGAATGACAATCCATAATTGAAAATGGATAAATGTTTTTATTCGGTAAATCAAAATCAACTTTTACATTTTGACCTTTTTGGCCGGAAGCATTTTTATATGTTTGAGTTATTGTTATATCTGTTAATCCTGTATATGGACCCATACCAGGACAAAATGCTTGTTTTCTTAATCTTTTATTTATTTTATATACAAGAGCAGTACCCTCTTTAACAGGATTTAAAGTTCCATTATCTCCGGCTCCTCCTCTATTTCCCAAATATTCAGGAGTATAAAAATCAGTAAATCCAAATCTATCCTTTGTAGGATCATATGTTAATTTTGGATTTGAACTTCCTATATATACTTGATTTATTACAGTATCTCTCGAACCATTTACATCAAATTCTTCTGTTCCGTTTGCAGTTAATCTTGAAAAACCTATTCTTGTATTATCAGCAAAATCAGGCGCAAATGAGCTAGTCCATAATCCTATTGCAGCATTACCATATGCCGTAAAATGATAATCATATCCTATATATCTTGTATATTTACTGTCGGAATAAGAAGCATTCCCCACTGCTTCCAATCCTCCTATAAAGTAACCCGAAGCATTATAATAACTCTCAGGTACTCCTCCGACTCCTTCTGTTATAAATTGTATTGAATCATCAGGACCTTTAGCCATACATCCATATGATAATTTTTTATTTTCTCCCTCATAAATAGGGTTTGTATAAAATGAATCTTCATCATCAGGTATAAATGTAATAAATAAAGGCTCCGAAGGTGTATCATATTTAATTATTTTGTCAAAATCTGCAAATAAATCTGTTGAAGCATTCCCATAATAACAATCTGATCCTAATTCATTCCTATCTACTGCTAATGTTTTTGAAGCATTATCATATGCTTGTATCATATCTATATGTAAAAACCGAGAATTGTTAGGAGTTAATTTAACACTATTATTGTAATATTTGCCGGTTGAGTTTCTAAAATCCCAAAACTCGGGATATAATTTTTGTGTCTTAAACCAATTTGAAAACCTTTCACAATTACTTTGTGTATACGAAGCATTAATCGATATTTTCATTGTAGTTCTTCCAGCTGAACTATCATTATTTACATGATTTACTCTATATTGAGGTTTCAATGTTAAATAGTTTTGAGTTAGATATTCACGACCAGCCAAGACATAATCAGGTCTTTTAAATCCTATATGTTGAAAATTATTGAACCAATCTAATATATTTTGGGTTACTTTAGAAGCATTATAATCAAATGTAAAAGATTCATTCATATATGATTCTTGAAACTTTGAACCAGTAGCACAATTAAAAGGCTTAAATGTACTTGTCTTATATACCCCAGCCAATACTCCTTGATTACTCCAAACTGTACTTGTTGAAGGATTATTTTGATTATACCATAAATCATAACCTTCTAAATTACTTGCATTTTGTAATGAGTTTGTAAAAGTTTCAGATATAAAATTAGCACTCCTCCGTCCTTTCGGTATTTCAATTGTTTTTAATTCTTTGTAAGGACGATATACACCATAACACGGATCAAGACTTCCATTACCATTTAAAAAAGCATCTACATTTGCTCCTACTTCTACAGGACCTATTACAGGTTCATCTATTACCACACTACCATTTACATTGTAAAATGTTGCACCTTGTCTTACAAATACTAAATATTTTGTGCCGTCTTGTCTTACCTTTAATAATTCTCTATTAAGTAACCATGTTGAGGCCCAAGGGGATGAAGCATTCCTATCCCTACTATAATCAACCTCGACTATTGTCCCGTTTCTTTGAGGTCTAAAAGGAGCCCCAGCTTCAAAACAATCTAATTCATTGTATAAATCAGTTTTATCTGTTGTATTATTAGTTACAAATCGTCTAGGAAGACTAAAACAATTTTCTCCATTTGTGGCTTTGTAATACTCAACAGTCATATGGACTTGATTATCTTTCAAATCCAATTTTTTTGTTTCATTTCCAATTTCTTGAGCATCTACACGATTTAGTACATTTATATATCCACTATCCAAATAATCATCTTTTATTGTAAAATCTTGTACTTTTGTATATGTTTTGTTTGATTCACCAATTATATTGCCTTTTAATTCAATTGTTTCACTTCCGGCCCCCCTTTCATTAATAATAGCAGAATGTATTGAAATAGTATCTCCCACATTTAATTTAACACCATTACCCAATTTATTTGTAAAGATTGCATTATTATCATTATTACCCGATAAACTCTCTACCGAGGATCTACGACTACACTCTATAAGCTCTGTATCAACATAAGAAGACATATCTGACATTATATTATACTTATAATATAATATAATTATTTATTTACATTAATTACAAAATATACATTATTTACAAAATATACAAAATATACAAAAAATACATAAAATAAAAGTAAGTGTCCAAATGAAAAAAAAATATTTTACACTTTTTTGTTTTTGAAAAAAACTTTTATTTTGAAAATGTTTTGTATATTTTGTTTTTTTTGTAATTAGCTGAAGCCGGCCGTCAAAAATCCATTCTTTAATACTGCAACCTTTTCAACTTCAATATAAGTTCTCTGTGTGTATGTATTAGAACCAGCAAGAGCATCAATGTCTCCAAACTTAGTTGTTAGTTCTAGACCACGAGCATTGATACGACCGGCTGGGAGTTTGTAACACTGGAAAAAGAAATTGTTTTGGACTCCCGTCGAGCCATTCTGAGCAACACCATTGAAGGTTCTTGAAGAAAGAACATCACCCTCTCCCGAATACTCTTCACGAGTAACAAATGGGAAAGATGACATGGCTGAAATAGTCTTATCAAATAATACAGCACTATTGGATAAATCAATTGGGAATACAAAAAAATCATTCATTCTAATATTAGTTGTCAATTGATAATTTTGTTTAGTGGCTGATGTGTAATCCCTCTTGGGTCCTACAGCAGAATATTTATTTAATATATAATGGTCAGTCCTATTATCATCAAAAACACCGGTAATAATTCTCTTTACAATACGACCAGCTCCTCCAAGATTACGAACAGAGTTTTTAGCATCTGCTACGGTCAACGAGGTCTTTGTAAGACGATAATCATTGTAACTAAACTGAGCTCCCTGTGTATTTAAGGTATTGAGTCTTTGATTCATTACTGCACCATCATAGAAAATGTAATCAGCAACAAGTTTTACCTGTGTAGTGTCAATATCTAAATCAGTGCCGGATGAGGCATTAGCATGTACACAGGCACGGCCACCTCCCTGTGGCTCCCAAAGTAAATCAATAATAACTTCCTCTTTCATAGCAAACAAAGGTAGAGTTCCGGCCGACTTCATAAATGGGAATAGTTCTCCCAAAGTTACACTAAATACAGGCTTATTATTTACATTTAACCAATAAGCATAAGTTAATGCTCCTCCAAAATATTCTTGATTCCCAATATCAAGTCCATAATTTTCAGCATCGACATCACTATGATCTCCAGCCGTGTCAACATATTGGAATCCATGATTCATTACTCGGGATGACATAACACTCTCACGATCATTGTTAATTTCACTTGATAAAAACATACTCTCAAATGATTTCAAAAAATTGTAATCATCTACTTCAGAAATAGTATTTCCTCCTACTCTCAATGTAGCTCTCTTAATTAAAGAATGAACACCAAGACCAAGAGGGAAATTACATCCAGCAGTAACAGAAGCATTACCTTGCAGACTCAATGTAATACGACTGCCTACATGTAAATAACCTTTATTTTGTAGAACAAAACGGCACGAGGTCTGATTACAAACAATTGGGTCTAAGACATCTGAAGAAACATCCATTTGATCAAAAGTATCTATTTCTCCAACTTGTAAAATAGAAGGGACATTTGAAGTATCCATTTTTGGGGCATCCGAAACGGTTTCAGTAACTTGGGACATATTTTATAAATAAGTCAAACATAAAAAAATTATTAAAAAAAAAAATTAAAACTTCATTTACATAACCAACTGAATGCCCTGCTGACTAAAAAGTAAGGTTTGTCTTGAATGTACAAACAAGAAAAGGGCATTGGGACTATCACTGTCAAGTCCGAGTTCCATCTGTATACCAAAGGGAACATTTGAAAAATCCTCTCCCATTCCTGTGCCTACAGTATCAAAGGGGACTCCAAGACATTCCATAGGACCACCATCAGCAGTAAGAGGAGGAGTTGCTCCTGTGTAAGTTCGGTTTGTATTAATAGGGGATACTTGGCTCCTCATACCTCCAGAAATACTATCACGGGCAAATGTAACTACTTGTGGATCTACAACAGAAGTTTTTGTAGAATCCTTTACATTTGTATCCAAATTAAATGCAAAAGGCATTCGAACACCTGCTTTGGTTACAATTATTGATTTAATATCTGCTTGGCTCCCATCACTATTAAGTGGGGTTGTAGTAGCAAATGAATTGTATTTAAGATTATTCAGATACTTTGAGGGACACATGTTCATAAATACTCCAAGAGTCCTTGATGTACCAAGGTTGAAATTAACAACAGCATTTGCAGAATTAATTACATTAAAATATGAAGTAATAGCATTGTAGGTTAATTGACCTTGAGATGGAAGGTCTGCCGGACTCTGAGGAACAATAACTTCACAATGAAGACGAAGATTTGATAGTTCATAATAAGCATCAGTAAGTCCAGTAGTAGTTCCATTTTTAGCATAAAGGACTTGGGAATCGGGAGCAAGATTTAAAGATATTTCAACACCTCCAAGGGACCCACCAGAAAGAGGGATTTTATTTCCTGAAGTTAAAAATCCTGTTGGGAGGTTTATGCAAAAGTGTGAACCATGGGCAGTAGCAGGGAAATCAACTAATTCTTTCTTTTGTGCTCCAAAGTTAGGTAAAGCTCCTGAAAGCACATTACCGTGTGTTAATTTATCTGCCTTTGAATTGACATAAGGACTGTATGAGGCAAGGAACCTCCCATAATGATTTACAGTTTCAATAACCTGTCTTGACCTTTGAGAAGTAATAGTAACTTTATCAATAATAGAATAAAGAGCAAGTTTTTCATCAATACCCAATTGGTCGGCCGAAGTGGGCTTATCTTTAGTAGAGTTCTTATAAAATGTTATATCTCCACTAATTCTTACAGAACCTGCATCAAGTAAATGGGGCTGTGTTCCAATCAAAAAATTAACAATTGGATTACCTTGTTTGTACGATACTTTTTGTGTAGAATTAATATTGCTTGGCTGTATCTCATTGTAAATAATACTCATTTTTATAATACTTAATATATATTATTTTAGATGAGTTTATTTTAAAAAATTAAAAAATGTAAAAAAATATTTAAACTTCAACTTGGATTGAATCAGCACGGATATTGATCCTTCGAATATGATATACGAAATTACACCATAGCATATCCTTTTCAGGAGGATTGGATACATTCTGATAATATACATTCAGTCTTGTGTCCTTATTTCTCATGTCATACACTCCTGCTGAACCTAGGGACAGAGCACGACCAATGCAAAAGTTTTCATTAAATCTTGTCATCTGTAGGGCCGGCATACCTGCTGAATCAAGAGCTTTGTCAAGTTCCAAAATCGGAATAGCATCAATAGAAGATTTACCGGATATTTTTTCTGTGTTCACATTCAACGAAGGTTGATTCCGTCCATCATAGAAAAAGAAATATTCAGTTAGTCTATTGGATATTCCAGCAATGCCCGACTGACTTGAAGCAAGTCTTTGATCCTTTGAGTCAGAATGGATTTCATAAGTCCCATTACCCGAAATACTATCTTTTGTAGAATATACAGAAGCATCAGTAGGAACACAAATAATTGATTTTGCCCTACTATGATTTGCTGGGATTCCAATATTAGCAACTCGGTCACCTTTAAGTTGAGAGTAATTGTATACTTGTGTTGAAAGGAAATCATAAACCATCATTTTACCTTCCCTCATAGCTGACATAGTCTCCTGTTGAGCCTTTGCTCCTAAATCAATTTTATTGAGTACTAATTCACAATTAGACATTGAATAAGTTGGATTATATGATGTAGCATTTCTTACACTAGTAGAATACATAAAGAAGTTTCCGGCATTTGTAACATCTGCCGTTGGGTTTGCAGAAGCATTCAAAGTAATCTTAATATATTTATTTGCTCCTATGCCGGATGTTTCAATCTGTTTGATTACCGGTTTTACATCCCAACCAACATCCCCGACAGATACACTTGAAGCCATCCCAAACTCTTCTCCAACAACAAGAGGGAAATTATCAACTCTCCAATTGTTATTATCATGCTTAATATAAAATACTTGCTGGGCCGTTGTCCAGCTCGAAGGAGCATCAGTAGAACCATTAATGGAATGGAAAACTGGATTCAAAGGCAATCTACGATCAAATGATACACTATCTAATTGACGGAATACTCTACGATTTTCACTTGTAAGAATAGTTACAAATAAACCATTCATAAGTCCAATTGGGACAATCTTATCATTTTGGAAAATACCAGTGTGTAGAGGGAGTTTGAGCTTACATTGGATATATCTATTACTATTAGTAAAAGGAGTTGCTTCGGGGTCTGCAGTTACTCTTTCATAATAAGGGGTGTATTTATGATTAGTAAGGATAGATTTAGAAGTTCCACGAGTTCCCCTTGCATCAGGAGTCCAAAGCCCACAGCCCTCATTTAAAGCTCTAAGGTCCTTTAGAGTTGGATTTGAATGATAAGCATATTTTGTGGATACATGTACAGGATAATGACGGATTTCTTCTAAAAGTTCAGTCTTATCTCCTGAATGGATTCGAATAGTATCAATAAGAACCTGTCCCCCAATAAGTTCATCTAACTGCAAACGAGTATTGGAAGCATTAGTAGGTTGAGAAAGAGTCAAATCAAATTGAAAATAAGAGTTCTTTGGATTGAAGTTTTCAATGTTGGGTGGAATATAAAACTCAATAAGCTTTTGGGCATCATAAGTCAATCCATTTTGGGATGGGATTGCTACATAACTTTCTTTAAGTGGGATCTTGTTGTCAGCTACGAAAAATCCAGTTGTTTCAGACATATTTTTATAATAAGTAAAACATAAAAAAAATAATAAAAAAAATAAATTAAAAAATCATTGACTACGACCTCCGGCAAAACTTCCAGCAAGAGTTTGCTGAGCTACAACTGTATGATCCTGTGATGCTCCGGCCCCTGTACTTGCCTCTTGTTTATCTTTTTTAACAGCTTTCATTGTATCTTCTGCTTGTCCAACTGCTCCAACAACACCGGATACAGCTTGAAGACCGGTTCCAATAACACCAGCCAATTGAAAACCCGGAATCAAACCTATCATGTCAAGAGCAGTTCCCCCTATTGTTCCAATATTAGCAATTTTATCAGCAAGATTATCTCCAGCAATAGCTCCTTTACCTTTCTTGAAACTTTCAATGTCAGCTGCAATATCTAATCCTGATGAAGCAAGACCTCCGGCAATACCAACACCCTTACCAATAGCCCCTGCAACCTTGGATCCAGTTGTTTCTAGTTCTTCACCAATAGCTCCTCCTTTTGCTAATTTTGTTAACTCTGAGTCCCCACTTTCTTCAGCAATACTTTCTGCTGAATAATCCCTTTGTGTATTTTCTCCCATTTGTTTTGCTTTATCTTGTAAATCTGATAATGTTGGTTTAACTTCACTAAATCCTCCGGCCCCTATTTGTGTAGGTTTTATAGCATTTCTGTAAGCATCCATAGAAACCTTAAAATTACCCATTGCAGTAGTTTCAGAAAGTCCGTCTTTAATACCTCCAAAAATCCCAGTTTGTTTGTCAGTTGATTCTTTACCTCTTGCCTCTCTCTTGTCTTCATCAACTCTTTCTTTATTGTTCATTGCTGTTTGTAAGTTCAATTGTCTTACAGCATCATTTAACATATTACCCTGACTTAGAGCCGACGACATGTTGTATGAATCAAATCCCATCTTTTTTTATATTACTATCAAACAAATTAATTTTCATCAACTTTTTCTAATTTATTTTGTGCCTCTACCTTTTCTGATTCTGTCATATCAGCTCCACCTGTAGCTTGTAACTTTTCAAAGTTCTTATACATCAAAGGAGGATTAGATAATTTCATAAAACAAAAATCATATTTTTTAGGTGTACATTGTTTATACAGTTTTAACCAATTTTTCGGAGAATTGTACAAATCCCCGAATTCTTCACTTATAGCAATAAGCTCTTTCATATTGGGGAAAGGACTTCCTACAATGACGGATGTTGCATTTGCTCGAATAATAGGATCCAATGCTCCCCTGAACTTTTGAACACTTATAACTAATAATTTAATACCATAATGTCTGCTCCTTGTAACTAAGTTTGCTATGTTACTATCTAACATTCCCACACAATCATCTAATACTAAAGCAATTTCTTTTGTAGGATCATCATCTCCTTTGGCTTGTTGTCTTTCTGTAATCCCTTGAATTAATTCAGGACTATATGTGTCATAACACTCGAATCTTTTTTTCATAAATCTTGATGTACTATCCATGTTAATTGTAGGACTAATTACAACAACACCACCCGGAAAGAAGTCTTGACCATAGAAATTATCATTTAAAAACAATGAAGAAATGATAGTACTTTTACCAGTTTGTCTTGGGCTTATCATTAGTAAACATTCACCGGCCCCTTTAACTCCTACACCTACATCAGGTAAATGTGGATGATGTTTTTTAGCTGTTCCATTATTTTCAGGCTTTATAGGAATAATTTTTGGATAATCCATTTTACTTATATATATATATAAAAAAATATTTTATTTTAAACCGTAAACATTTGAAGCAAAAAATCCATTATCCCCATAATATAATTTTGGAGGATAGATTGCTTTCCTTATTTCTTCTTGTGCCTTTGCCCTTTCGATTTCTTCATCTTTTTCTTTTTTCTTTTGAGCCTTTCTTCGGGCTCTTAACATTTCATTTTTTTCTAATGCCTCTGATATTGCTTTCTCAATGATAGACGGGTCTATGTCTGCTTTAGGTCTTGGAGGAGGAACATCATTTACAATGTCTTCCAATTCTTTTTTCTTTTTTTCTTTCTTCTTTACTTCTGCTTTACTTTCAAGATCTTTAATTTCTTTTCTTTCTTGTGCCTTTTGTTTCTTCATAGCCATTGCCTTTTCTCTTGCTAATTTTAATTTTGCCTTGTGCTCCTCTGACATTGGCTTCCGTTTTTTCTTGGGTTTCTCTTCCTTTATAGGTTGTACTACCGGTTCTGCAGGGGCAGGGGCCTCAGCCTTCTCAAATATATCATCTGTGTTTATATTCTCCCTCACAACCTCAACAACTTCTTCTTCTTCTGATTCAGGAGGAGTTTCAATAATTAAATCAGGATCATTTACTATTTGTGGAAAAGGACTTGACATTTTTTATAATATACAATATATTTTTTTATAAAGTATTAAAAAATAATTAAAATTATAGTAAAACTAAATATTTACATTTTGGGACGAATATGAAGACAAACAACAGAGGAACCTACAATTGATTTGACAAATCTTTCCTTCCTATCTACAAAATCAATACCTAAATTATTGACTTGTATATCTGTTGGGTTGTTAATATCGATGTATGTTTTCTCTCCGGTTTCGAAGAATAGACCGCCAGTCTGATTACCACTCGTATCAAAACGGGGGCAATGATAAATAATTTGTGACTGATTACCTGTTGCACCATTAATGCTTCTATGTGTAAGACCATTTAATCTTACAAAAACAGATTGATTTGCTATTAATTTAGGGGTACTTGAAGATGTAAAAGTAAGGCTGGAGGCATTAAAACTTGATGCTTTTTCTAATGGGGACCCACCAATAAAACCTAATATTTCTTCAGTATTAGCAAATCTAGATTGAAAATATTTCTCACTTTCAGATAATACAGGTACAACTGTAAAGTTTGAATACCCCGAGGCATTTGATTTTACAAATGTATGTATATGAGCATCAAGCATAATATTAAACTTTCTTGAATCTACAATTTTAGGTAAATAAGTTTTACCTAACCATAATTGAGTAACCCACCAATCAAAATTAATTAATCTATCTTGAATAGGAAGCTTTGAAGATAATGTAGTATCAATTCCATTATATTTAAATCCGGTTAGATTTCTTGCATCATAATTATGAAGTATAAGATGTTCATCAGCATCTCCATCAATTTCCCATTTACCATATAAATAAGCACATGATTGATTAATAGGTTTAAAATAATTATTTTTACCGGGTGTACCCAATTCAGGACTACATACTAATGTCCTATCTACATTTGAATCTTTTTCTAAATATACTTCTACCATTTCCCCATCAATAAAAAACTCTATATTTGTAAATGCTGAAGCATTACCAGTTAAATCATAAGGGGCAGTATAAGTAGCCCCTGTATATCCATAATATACAACCTCCTTAAAAGAAAGGTCTTCTGAAAGAGTATCCCATACAGCATGATAAAGTTTTAGTTCATAACTTCCATTTACCGAGTTATATTCTTTACGAGCCACGAAATCATAAAAACCTACATCATTAGTATCAAAATAATCGGGATATGTAAAATCTTTCTCTTCAGCATTACCTTCAGCATCAAAATAAGGAGCAACAGGATTACAATATCTACTTAATCCAATATTCCAAACTGCAGCCCCATTAAAAGCAACTTTAAAATGTGCTTTATGTAAACTCATTGGAGCATGGCTAATTTGGGCAAAACATCTTTCTTCACCATCAGCAGAAGTTTTATTAAATTTATGATCGGCAGCAATATATTCCCAACCGGTTGAATCATCTGTAGCTTTGACTAAATCTACTTGATTACCGGGGCTACTATCAGTTGTAGGACGATAATTAACTCCTGATGCAGATGGTCTATTTTCATATGTTAAATTGTAACCATCGAAGCTTGTTGAACTATTCCTTTGTACTGAACATGTAGCAAGTCCTTGATAATCAGGATGATAAATTGCTCTATTCATTGCATTCTCAACTCGTCCAGAAAACTCTTCGGCATCAACCTCTCCTTCAGGATAGATACGAGTATAGGCTACATTCCGAGTTGATAAATCATATGTAAATGTATCTGTTAATTTTTTTCCTATATATTGATAAAATAAATTATTTGACCTTGCTACTTGAAATGTACCATCCTTATTGATTTTTAAACTTTGTAAGGCAACTTGACTATTTTTTGGGATTACAATAGGAGTTTGTAATGTGTTAGTAAATGAGTATGCTCTATCTATTCCACCATCTAGATCCAACTCAGTTTCATTAGGAGAAGTATTTGACAGTATAACTAATGACATATTTTATAATAAGTCAAACATAAAAAAAATATTAATATAATTATAATAAAAAATGCCGAAACACTATGACCCAAATGAATGTTACAATCTAATGGAAAACCAAAAGGAGGAAAAAAAAGTAAAACCGAAAGATGTATTTGAAGGGTATACACCTCCTAAGAAAAGCAATAAAAAAAACAAATGTCCCAAGGGGCATAAGGTTTGCAAGTGTCATATGAATAGTAAGAAAAAAACTTAATCATCTTCAGCAGTAGGATTAACAACTAATCCGGCCCAGCCTCTTACAAGTTTATTTGAACTATCTTTATAAGATTTAGTATAACATCCTGAACTCTCCAAATACATCTTGTACTTTTGAGGAGACATATTCAATCCATTTTTCTTTACTAGATATTTTAATTGTTTTGATGATATAACATCATCATAAGTAACTTCAACTGTATCAGTACCATCATCTCCGTATTTTTCATATTTACTTCCTACAAAATAAAACATCTCTTTGAATAATTGCTCCTCTGTTTCCCCTTCTTTAAAATCATTTGTATCTTGTTTCATACATTCAGGTATGGGTAATCTATTACTGTAATTATCAAATATAATATTCATAAAGGCACGAGTCACCCATTCTTGTCTGCTCCATCCTTTTATATCATCATTTTTTAATTGATAGGAACATATAATCTCGGTAATTGTATTACCTTCACTATCAGTTTTTATTACTGTATCTTCAACTCCATCTTTCATAATTGTAGTTGTTAAAGGTCTTGAAATACTTTTACCTAATCTGTCATCATCCTCGGCAACAAACTTGGAAGGGAACTTATAAAATAAAGATGTTTCTTTAGCATCAGCAGGTTCGATGGGAGGAAGATCATTTAAAAACATAAATGGACGGGCTTGTACTTTAAAATTGATTTCATCCTTATGATTGCTACGGGCTTCAATCTTATCTCCTCCGGATGCAAGTTTCTTTAAAGTATTTCCATTGATTTTGTTTTTATTTTCTGAATCCCTTGTAATTTCATTTGTTAATAATAATCTTTTATGCTCAAAAGGTAATAACCATGATAATGCCTTTGAACTCTCTCCTGAATTATTTTTAAATAAAAAGTTTTCTCCATTTGTAGTTCTTACATAATCCCCAAAGGCAGATTCAGTCAATCCAACAAGTACACCTTTTCCACAATCTCTTTCACCCATACAAGCAATCCAATTTTTATCTTCTATATGTCCGGCCAATCCTCTGCAAAAACTATTTAACCAACTATTCATCAACTCAATATTTTGTCCGAAAATAGGAAGAAATATTTTGTCCATTACTTCTTTTTTTTCTTCATCAGTAGATTCTTTATAATCTTTATTTATCTTAACTGCTGTATAAATATTATTATTGTAAGGAACTAATTTTTTTTGTTTAAAATCCCATACTCCATTTTTAAAACATAATAGTCCCAAATTACTATCAAATAATTTGTCACTAAACTCATCATCATCAGTCGGTACAACATAGGTCAATATATTCATACAACCTTTAGCCATCTTGGAATAATGTTTTAAATCATCCCCTTGCATCATTAGTAAATCCATATTACCGATTCTTGTTTTTAATTCTTGTTTGATTGCCTTTTCATCAAAGGTCCATACATCATTTATCCTCATAAAAGTCCGATTTTGACATTTGATATATTCATGTTTTAATGAATCACTTACAATGTCTCCTCCTTCTTTATCATTGGATATAATTCTAATGTCATTTAATTCAGGTACTTCTTCAAAAGGTTTTATTTTTAAAGTAACCTTAATGCCTATTTTGTCAAATATTTCATTATGTAATCCTTTGATTATCTTGTCATATTCTTTATCTTTCATTTGTTTTTGAAGATGTAATCCATCATGGATTAAAGCTCCTACTTTATATTTATTTTGTTTGAGCCATTCATACATAGTCAATAACATTTTACACTCGATTGTTTGAATAAAATATGATAATGCTGTTCCTTGTATGTTCCACCCATCATTCTTTTTTTGTTGGGCTTCAATAGTATACTTGAATAACGGATCCATTTGTAATAATTGATTTCTATTTTTTACAATTTCTTCTTCTAGTTCATTGTATATTTTCGGTACTTTTGTAATATCAAAATTATTTCTTTGACACCAATTAAATATTTTACCCCCATAAAATATACACATAAACAATGCTTTGCATTCATCCCTACTGATTTTATATTTCTGAAGATCTTTGAAAAACTTGTCTCTTTTTTCTACAAATATACTTAATATTGTTGTATCATATTTCATACTATTAAATACATGTAACAATATAACAGGATGACAATTGACAATATCTAAATCAACATAATATTTATCACACATAGCTGACTTAACAACCTTTTTAAAATTGTAATGGCTCCGACAACTGTCAATCGGTTCATTTGTTTTTTTATCTTTCTTTATGTTGTCTAGACATATCTTTAACCGACCTATATCATTTTTATGATACAATACATTGTTCTTTTGATTCTTTCCATACTTTAAATATTTTCTGATTGAACCTTTCAAATCATCATCAATTAAATTAGTTTGTAATAATTTTAATGTTTGGGATATGTCATAGTGCTCTTGCAATGTAAAGGGTTCGATTTGTTTGTCAGTCCATTTTCCAAAAAGTTCAGCCATATTTATTTCCATTTATTTTATATTATATACAAACATTTTTTTTAAATATTTTAAACTTAAAAAATGATTTATTTTCTTTTGTATTTTTCCCAAATATATTTATTATTTTTTTTTTATGAATACATTTTGATGACCAATTAGTTTAGATTCAAAACCCTTTTGATGTAATGTATTCCGTATACTATCATAATCACATTTATCAGGATAATCAGCTTCAAAAATTATAATTCTTAATTGATCATAAAAGGATGGGTTTTGATAAAAAAACTCACCTAAAAATCCTTCACAGTCAGCCACAAGTGTATTGAACTTTAATTTGTATTGTTCTTGTACTTGGTCCAATGATAAGTGTTTTATTTTTGATGTTTCATCTTGCACATATGTAGAAGCATATCCATCTATATAATCATTAAGGTTTGTTAATGATAATTTTTTATCACTTATAAATCCTTTTACAATATGAAAATGACAATCATTTCTTTGTCTATTACCTTCCAGTGCTTTCCATACACGGGAGTCAGGTTCTACTGATACTTGATTTAATTTATTATTTAATTTTTTATTTATATTGCAAGATACTGTACCGTATCTTGCTCCAAGCTCTAATACAACATCATCGGGTTGTATATATATATTTACTAATTTTTGTTCGGGAACTTCAACTAAATTATGATTTATTTTTTTATCTTTCATATCATAAAAGTTCATGTTTAATATTCCTTCTTTATTTATTAATTTAGAAAAAAGAACCGATAGAAAAATACATATTGAAAATCAATTGAAAGATTTTAAAAATGTTAAAAGAATAGAAGCAATTGAAACTCCTGAGAATGGTTATTTGGGTTGTGCTTTATCACACATCAAAGCATTAGAATATGCAAAACAAATGGGATGGGATGAGGTAATAATTTTTGAAGATGATTTTGAATGGGTTGACAAAGGTATAGAAAAGTTAGTATATCCGGAAATTGATTTTGATGTATGTATGATTAGTGGTAAAATAAATAAAAAAGAGTTTATGTCGTGGAATTATAACAAAGTACTAGATGGAAGACATACAGATTGCTATTTAGTTAAAAAACATTTTTATGATAAATTAATTGACAACTTCAGACAAGGTTATGAAAAATTAAAAAAGAATAATGTACATGCTAATTATATTGATGTATATTGGTTGTCATTACAAAAAGATAATACTTTTATTACACCATCATTAGAAATAGGTAGGCAGATGCAAGGATTTTCTGACATTCAAAAAAAAAATATGAAAAGATATTAAATCTATTATAATGATAATAAATGTCTGAAAAAAAAGAATTGTACAAGCCTTTTGTATCGAAGGCTAAAAATAAAAAATATTCTGTATATGTTAAAGGAGCAAATGGGAAACCTAAACTTATTCATTTTGGGGATAGTCGATACAAAGTATTTTTTCAACATAAAGATAAACAACGACAAAAAAGTTATTTAGCAAGAGCAAAAGGAATAAAAAATAAAAAAGGTGAATTAACATGGAAAGATAAAAATACTGCAAACTATTGGAGCATACTGCTGTGGAGTGATACTAAACCTTCTTGGGCTTAGTTTGGTAATGGGGCCGGTGCCGGTTCAAGTTCTTTTGATGTTTTTGGTATTAACCTTGGAGTCTTTTGAGATTCTACTTCATCAAGTATAATATCCTCTTTTTTTGAAATATCTTCTTTTTTATCTTTTTTATCTTTCATTTTTTTTGCTTGTTCTTTCAATGATTTCATTTCATCTTCATTTGGAGGTCTTCTTTCACATTGGAATAAGTAACATAAATTAACCTTACAATGACACTTGCTCTGCCATATAACAAGCAATAAAGAACCTACTGCTCCTAGTATAAGAACAACAGCCCCAGCAAGTTGGTCAACGGACATTGTATCAATTTCAATAAAATCTTCTTTTGTTTCGGACATTTAAGTTTAATATATAAAAAAAATATATTTATTATATTATAAAATGTCTGAAGAAGGTCAAATCCGTAAAGCCACTGTTATTGGAAATGGAGCTACACTTAAAGATTTTGATTTTACAAAAATAGAAGATGAAACTGTTGGGATGTGTTTAGCTTATAGACACTGGGAAAAGATTGATTGGTGGCCTACTTACTATGTATGTGTGGATCATGTTGTATTGCATTCGAATCATAAAGACATTAAAAAAATGATTGATGAAGATAGATGTGTTGGGGGATATTTATTAAGTAGAAGTATTTTAAGGGATTGTCCGGATTTAGAATCAAACAAAAAAGTAATCTTTTTGGAAGACTTTCAAAGACAAAGAGGGAACCCATTTCAATACCTTGTATCATGGTGTAGTGGTTCTGTAGCTGTTTTATTTTCTGTTATACTTGGATTTAATGATATTAGAATACTAGGAATTGATTGTAATTATGAAGAGTTTTTACCCGAAACAGAACAATTAGAAAATGGAACATTAAAGATTACAAAAACACCGGATATGAATCCAAATTACTTTATTGATGATTATCAAAGGGAAGGAGATATATACAACAAGCCTAATTGTAAAGAAGTTCATATTCCATCATGGGAACATATTGTTTTTATTTTAACAGGTTATACAAGGTTAAATAATTTATTAATGAATGTAACTGTCTATACAACAGATAAGGTTGAAGGATTATCAAAATATTTCAGTAAGGAAAATATTGAAGATTATTTTGTTGTAGATATTAAAACTGATGGAAAGTAAAACGGCAACAAATATAAAAAATAGGAAAAAACCCAATGATGTGTTTATTACTCCTTTAGAACTTGCAAAAAAACATATTTCAACAATCGACTATAAAGAGGATGATATTTGGTATGATCCTTTCAAAAATAGTGGAAATTATTACAATAACTATCCAACAGAACATAAAGTATGGAGTGAGATATTAGAAGGAAAAGATTTTTTTGATTTTAATATGGAGGTTGATGTTATTTGTTCGAATCCTCCATATAGTTGTATTGATAAAGTATTACAAAAAAGTGTTTCATTAAATCCAAGGGTAATATCATATTTATTTGGTGTTAATAATTTAACAGCTAAAAGAATAGAGTTCATGAATACACACGGATATGGATTGAAAAAATGTATTATGTTAAAAGTGTGGGATTGGTTTGGATTGTCTTTCATAGTTACATTTGAAAAAGATTCAAAAAATTGTATTGATATTGATAGGAAAATATATTATACGGACAAACATTAAAAATTATATATTTATAATATTATAATGACAAAAATCGGAGTATTGATTCCAAGCACAACTAATATGAGGGATTGGGTTTGCATTACGGATACATATTTATACAAAAGTATTATATCATTTGTTAGTAAGAGTAATTCGGATTATTCTTATAAGTTTTATATTGGTATAGATAAAGATGATAAAATCTATTCTGACAAATCTCAAAGGAGAAAAATATATGATTTATGTTCAACTTGGAATCATATTAATATCCAATTTTATCCTGTTGAAGAAACACAAGCTCCCAAAGGACATGTTACAATTATTTGGAATATTTTATATAAGAAGGCAATTGAAGAACATTGTGATTACTTTTGGGCTTGTGGGGATGATATTATATATTGTGATGATGGATGGTTGGAGGACTGTATTCAAGAACTCAAAAAGACAAAACACCTTGGAACGGCTGGAACCTATAATGGAAATGGAAGAATTATAACACAGTTTTTAGTAACACAAACTCATTATGCAATATTCAATCGATTATTCCCTCCTCAAATCCGTAATTGGTATTGTGATGATTATATGAATGAATTATATAGTCCAAACTTTTTACATATAGTTAATAAGAGATGTATTAATGCTGGAGGTGAGCCAAGGTATAAAGTACAACAAGCTCCTTTTTACAAAGATTTAGTGAAAGAAGATAAAATAAAATTATTATCTTTTATTAAAACAAATGGAGGATACAATCATTATCGAGGCATTAAAGGAAGGGGAAAAGGGTCCAAATCATCAAAGCCCACTTAAGCCAATACATAAATTAAAGATGGATGTAGACAAACTAACTATGGATGTATCTAGTATAAAGAATGATATTAAAATAATATTGGATCATTTAAATTATCAAGACAGACAAAAAAATAAGGGATATTGGTGGTAAGTTAAAATATTTAATATTTTTTTCTAATACTATAATAAATGGATTTTAAAAACATTTCTATTGCTACACCATGTTACAATAGAACTAAATGGCTCCCTCTTATGTTATTTAATTTAAAACATCAAGATTATCCCAAAGATAAGTTAGAATGGGTTATAGATGATGATGGTACAGACAAATTATTTAAAAATGTAGATGAAATCAAGAAGGCCGAACAGGTGATAGGATTTCCTATTAAGTATTATCATACTACAAATAAAAGAAGTATTGGAGTCAAAAGAAATAATTTAACTAAAATTGCAACTCATAAGATTATAGCCAATATGGATACAGATGATATATTTATGCCTATGTGGTTGTCCCACAGTATTGAAATAATGAACAGTGATAAATGGTGTTCATTAGTAGGAACAAAAGGTATGATATTTTGTTTTCCTGATAATGATTTTAAAATGACGGGAATTGAATGTAAAGAAAAAAGAATGATTCATGAAAGTGGAATGCTCTATACAAAGAAGCATTCAAGATCAGCTAGAGGTTTTCAAAAGAGCTCCCAAGGTGAGGGTACTAGTATGATTGATTACAATGAAAATAGATGTTTATGTTCTAATGTAAAACAGGTAATCATTTGCATATGTCACGGAGATAATACAGTTAATAAGGATAGATTTAGAGGAGCTGATATTGGGGATGTATACTTGGGAGGCATACTAAAGAAGATAGTATCAGATATACTCAATATCCCTTTTAACAAAGTAAATAATAATAATATTACCTTTAAAAATACATTAAATACATAATATACATTTTATACAAAATATACAAAATATACAAAATATACAAAAAATAAAAAAATAAAAGCAATCAAGCAAAAAAAAAAAAAGTTTTTTACTACTTTTTCATTTTGGACACTTTCAATTATTTTACAAATGTTTTGTATATTTTGTATTTTTTGTAAATCAAACAAGTTAAATATTTAAAAAAAAAAATCTTATATTATAATAAAAATGGATGAAAATCTCGAGCAAAAGATCATCGAAAACCGAAAGCAACTAAAGAAGGAAATCAAACCTTCTACAATAAAAATGTATATATCTAACATTAAGAAATTATCAAAATTAATGAATGATGGAGAAGAAAAAGGAGGAATAGATTGGCTCAAAAATATTGATAAAGTAAAGGATAAACTAACAGAAAAAAAAGAAAATGGGAAGGAGTTGCATTATTCATCCGTCCGTAATTATATGAACTCTGCTATTATATATTTGTATGCTATGAATAATAAAGGGAGTACAGATGATTTAATTGAAAAATATTCTGATTACAGAGATGAATTGAACAAGCAATATGAAGAGGAAGCATCGGCCGGTACTTGGAGTGAGAAGCAAGGTAAGAATGTAATTACAATGGAAGAGTTACACAAAGTAATTACAGATATAGGAAATGAATTGAAAACAATGAAATTAAAAGAATTAGACAAATTAAATGCTCGGCAACGATCCTTGCTACAGGTGTACATGATTTTAAATATTCATAGTATCATACCCATGAGGAATGATTTAGCAGGTATGAAAATTATTAAAAAGAGAGTATATAATAAATTATCTGAAGAAGAAAAGAAAGAGAGGAACTATCTAGTGTTACAAAAGAATGATATGTTCTTTTGCCTCAATGATTACAAAACAAATCGAAAGTATTCGGAGAAGTGTATTCCATTACCTCCTGAACTAAAAAAGATAATGAGATTTTTTTTAAAGTTCAATAATAGTGATTTTTTATTGACTCGGAATGATGGAGAGCCTATGTCTAGAAATGCTATATCCCAAGTATTAATTAAAACTTTTAAGAAAAGGCTGGGAAAGTCAATCAGCACCAACTTGTTAAGGAAAATATATTTGAGCCATAAATATAGTGATATAAAAGAAGAAATGCAAGCCGATGCCGACATGATGGGCCATAGTGTAGCTTTACAACAAAAAGTTTATGTTAAGAAGGAAGGGGGAAAAAGTGATGAGGAAGAACCGGTTGAGTAGATTTATTGGGTTGATGTCTGTTTACAACTTCAATATTTTTTTCTTTAAAAGCAAGGATCCATTCAGATTCCCTGTATTCTAATTGTCTTTTATTTTGACAAGAATATTGTTCTAATATTCCTGTTTCATAATTATCTTGTATCAAAATATCGAATGAGCTTCTGTAACCTCTTTGTATTTTATTTGTTCTTAATCCAAAGTAAGCATTGTAATCATACTTATGGTCTGACATCCTTTTATTAAAAGATGCACAAGTACTACCTACATAAATCCTTTTACCCTTTCTGTCATACATGTAATAAATTAAAGATTTTTCATATTTATTGTTTGTCATTTTATAATATAACATATATTTTATTTTTAAATAATAAACGAATATTGTTTATTATTTAATCAAACGAAACTACAACTTTTTCTCTCCTTATGGATAGAAAACAATGTAATTTTTTTGAAGTTAGTTCTTTAATTTCTAAATCTTTTTGAACCTTTTTTGAAATAATAGGCATTATGATTTCATTTGAATGAGGATTTTTATTTAATAGATTACACATCCTCCTTACAGAAGGAATATCTCCAAATTGGGCTACTCTTCTAGCTTCAGAATAGATTGTATCCATACTATCAAAATAAGATATATCAACACAATAACCTGATTTACAGTATTGAATGATTAATTTTGCAGTTGTCATTATTTCATTTTTATCTTTTACAGATAATACTTTTTTTTGATTAGGTTTAATTAAATATTCTTTTAATTCATGTAAATCTTTAATTCCATAGTAATGATCATCGGGGACGATTGCATCTATATCATCATAAAGGCATTTGTGTAATTTTTCGGATAAAATCTTTTTGTTGTAATCCTCAGCATCTTCGATAGGTAACTTAAATAATTTTATGATATCGACGAGCTCTCGTCTTGAATGGCTCTTGTGCCAAGGACAACTATTCATCTTTATTATTAGACAATATTTTTTTTTTATTTAAATACCGAATCCTGTCCTGTTCTCTTTTTTTCTCTTTATTTTTTTTTGCATATTCTAAATGATAATTTTTTTGATATTCTTTATTTTCTGATTTAATCCTATATTCATCTTTTTGCCTTTTTAATCTTTCTTTATTTTTAAGTCTATATTGTATATCATACAATCTTTTTTTCTCTTTGTTTTTATCAGCATATATTTTTTTCTTTTCTCTAAGTTCTTCTTCACTTTGTCCTCCCGGTATATGTTTATTGACACATACCGTGTTTTGAATCCAATATTTTTCTCGTTCATTTCTATCACATTCATCACAAATTTCTAGTTCATAAATTATACAATTGTATAAATTTAATTTTTTAGATGTAATAGGATTATCATTTCTTTTTTTTAATATATGATTGGTTAATCTTTGATTCAAAGATTGTGTAGTAGAACCAATATATTTGATATCATTGATATCTTCGATACAATAAATTTTTACTTTCATTGTTACTTATTCATAAATCACACTTTACTCTTAAATGACTTTTATGAAACATTTTTATTATTTATAATATTTTTTTTTTATATTTTATACTTATAAATCATGCCGTACAAAAGAGGAGCTTTGAAAGGACAATTGACTGGCCCTGAAATCAGAAAATTAATTAAAGCACATAATAAATTAAATACAATTAAAATCCCAGCTGGGTCAAAAAGAGATGATTTAATAAAATTAGTTGAGAAGGCTGGGTATAAGGTTAATCATCAAGGACAAAATATTGTCCGAGATGTAAACAAAAAAGAAGTTATTACATTGAAAGGTGCTGAGAAGATGTTTCCAAAGAAGGTAAGAAAACCAAAGAAGGTTACTATAGAAGAAAAGAAAGAAGAAAAACCCAAACCTAAAAAGGAGGATGAAGTGAGACCTGCACGGATAGGAGCTCCACCTATACCAAGGGCAAGAGATTTTGTAAAGATAGGAGCAAAGCCCAAGGGACAAAGGATTGATACATCAGGACCTAGAAATGTAGGAGGAGTTGTTACAGCAAAACAAAAGAAACAAATATCAGATGAACAGGAAAAGAGATTTGCAGAAATTAAAGCTCGAATGGATAAAGAGAAAAAAGAAAAAGCATTAACTACATTCCGAAAACAATGGAAAAGCATGTTGTCAAAAAATTATAAATGGAGTAAAGCAAAGAAAGATAGAATTGATGAAATTGTAAATGGTGAAAAGGGTATTGAATTAAAAGAAGTAAAAGCAATTGAGGATGGGGGATTCGAACTTATATTTGATACTCCAACATCAAAGGGAGTAAGAATTAAGTATACATTACCGGAGATAAATTGGAGTAGTGCTGCAAATACACAAAAACCTGTTGGAGAAGGAAAGGTAAAAAAAGAAGTTGAGAAGATTGAAAAGAAAGAACAATCAAATGTAAAAGAAGGAGTTCCAAATGTAAAAGATTTAAAAAATGTTGTAAAAGATAGAAGCACTATCCAAAAAGGAGATGTC